ATTACAGGTGTGTCGTTACCTGAGATTGTCAGTATCTTGGTTTATTATTTTAGCATGAACGAACTTCCCCCTCATAGATCTTATAGCCAGTTATCTACTTGGCAATCCTGTCCACAAAAATACTATCTAAGCAAAGTGGCTATGGTTCCAGAAAAGCCTGCAGTATATCTTGCTGCTGGCTCTGCGGTTCACTCCATGTTGGAGTGGTTGAACCATGAGCTTTACAAGAAGCAACTTGACAATTGATCAACGTGGTATACCAAGTAATGAGTGTATCAATTGCGGATCAAACATACAGGTTATCCGTGCCATCTTTGCTGACTACGAATTGGTTATGTGGTTCCTTGACTCCTTCTGTGCAGGGTGTGGTTCACCAATGACAGCACCTACACCTGTAGATAATCCTGAATATATTGAGGGTGATGATGACCTCTATTGATTTGACACAAAAGTGGCTTGAGGTATTTAATGATGCCGTCAAGGAGACCGAAGAGAAATCTGGTATTCCCTCGACAGAGTGGAAGACTGCTGGGCGTAAGACCACCTCACGCCCAGACGGAGAAGATCTATCGTTCTGGCAAAGCGATGGACTCAAGCAGGTAGAGGCGTACCAGAAATGGTACGAGTCTTCTGGTTGGCAAATTGCTACGATGCCCGATGGTCGTCCTGGAATTGAATGGGCTGCTGATGTTCACTTCGGGGGAACACCAGTTCGCTTTATTGTTGATGCGATCTACCAAGTAGGGGAAGACTTGGTAATTGTTGTTTACAAGACAGGTTCTAGGACACCATTTGGCATGATACAAGCAGGCTTATATGCATCTGGTATTGAGAAAGTAATGGGCGTCCGTCCTAAGTGGGGCGCATTCTTTATGACAAGACAAGGTACGCTTGACGATCTTATAGATCTGTCGCACCTAACCATAGATTATTTTGAGTATGTATTTGGTGCAATGAACCATTCCGTATTGAACGGATGGTTCCCACCATCCGTAGGTGATTCATGTCGGATGTGTTCATTCCAAGATAAATGCCCAGCAATGGGTACTATAGATTTCCCCTTGCAAATACCAACAACAAAGGGAAAGAAAGGATGAACTAGATGACTGAATCTAAGTTCTCGTATACAGGTAAGCTAAACAGCACAGACCTATTCACTGTCCGAGGTGATAGTGCTGCTGAGTTTGCTACCAACATGACTGCTGCTATCGAGGCAATCAAGGCAGCAACAGAACTACAGACCGCACTTGGTGGTCGTGGTGGTATGACATCAATGGATAAAGCAGTACAAGCTTTATCTGCTGGTGGATTAAATCCAACCGTAGTTAGTTCTGGTCCTACTTCTATCGAAGTAGTTAAAGACAAGTATGGTAATGAGTGGACATATGGACATCCAGATGCTCCAGATCTACCAGATGGTCGTGGCAAGTACGCCAAGAAGAAGGGTACTAGCAAGGCTGGTAAGGCATACGTAGGTTGGTTTGATCCTGCTAAAGGACCAAAGCCATTTACAGTAGGCGCAGTCGAAGCCGAAACAATCTGGACTAAGTAATCCATGCGTACCTTACTGCAGGTAGTAGGAGTCGAATCTCCAGCAGGGCATGCCCTTCCTGAGATTCTTCCTCAACTCACTGGTAACCAAGTTGTATTCCGTCAGGCACAACTACACTTGGTAGCAGCACAACCAGGTGGTGGTAAGACCATGCTTGCTTTATGGTACGCAATTACATCCAAGACTCCAGCGTTATACTTTTCAGCAGACTCTGATTCTCGAACGATTGCTCTTCGTGCAGGTGCAATCCTTATGGATAGATCAGTAACTGATGTGGAAAGAATGATGGACTCGGAGGCATCTGTTCTCCTAGAAGATGCACTGGCTGATGGTGCTGGACATATTCGATTTAGCTTTGATCCATCTCCTTCTTTACAAGATATCGAAGAAGAGATCGAGGCTTGGATTGAATTGCACGGTGCTCCACCATCAGCAATCTATATTGATAACTTAATGAATGTCGCTGCAGTCAGCGACAATGAATGGACAGCATTGCGTGATGCAATGTCTGCGTTCCACTACATGGCTAGAGAGCAAATAAAAAGGAGTTCGATGTTACGGATCGTAAGTTTGATAAAAACAATTCGTCTTATTCCGTTAATCTTATGGGTAGGTTGGGTGAGGTGGCAGCTTCTCGGCTCCTTGGGATACCGACGGATGACTCGGTTACGCCGAGCGGTGATAACGGACATGACCTCATATCAGTATTGGGTAAATCTATACAGGTTAAGACGTCAACATTACCGCAATTAATATTTAATGCACCAGAATTATTTGTTTCAGATGTAGCCGTACTTGTAAAGTTTTCTGGGGATAAACAACTTCCACATGTGGATAGTTTGTTTGATGTAATTGGTTGGGTGACACGAGAAAATTTTCTTGCTAATCATTACTTACATGACTATGGTTACGGCACTCGGTTAGTGATGGATGCTAATCAACTACAACCAATAGAGGTGCTAATCAATGAAATATCCAGACTTCACTAGTGCAACTTGTAGAGGAATTGGTTTAGAGTTTTTCTTTCCTGAAGAGAGAGGATCAGGTAATGATCCAGAAGAACGCATGGCAAAAAAGATTTGTATGGAATGCCCAGTGTTAGACAAGTGTGCAGAGTGGGGGATATTACATGAGAAGTATGGTGTATGGGGTGGCTTATCGCCACGAGATAGAATGGCAATTAGAAAACAACGTGGCATTATTGTTGAACAGATATTGGTAAGTGATTATGTCAACACCAAGTAAACGCAAAGGCTCACAGTATGAGCGTGATGTAGCCAAGTGGTTAGTCGCTAATGGTTTCCCTTGTGCTGAGCGGGCGTATGGTGCTGGTCGTCATGATGATGTTGGTGATATTGATGGCATAGATGGTGTTGTAGTAGAATGTAAGAATGAAAAGAAGATAGATCTATCTGGGTATCTGAAAGAGTTAGACAATGAGATGACTCATGCAGATGCCGAGACTGGCGTGGTGCTAGTAAAAAAGCGTGGCACAACAAATGTCTCAGAGTCGTATGCAGTAATGCCAGCGCAACTCTGGGTCGATCTGCTTAAACAGGCAGGTTACAATGGACATAGATAACAAGGTGACAGTTAGTTATCAAATGAAACGAGGTAACTATGCGGTTGATGGTAATGACCGTATTGAGTATGTTGATAGTGATATCAACACCAGCGTTAGCCCAATCTCCTATCATGTCGGTAGAGAAAATGATTCCTACTTTGGACAAGGAAGAAGCTTTGGAGTTAGCGATAAGCACGGTAACAACAGACAAACGAGAGGCTGCTTGTGCGAAGAAGATTGCGTACAAAGAGAGCCGTTACAACATCGACTCGTACAACAAATCGAGTGGTGCTCGTGGAGTATGGCAGTTACTCTGGGCAAAGCCAGAGTGGTCACTACTCAAACAAACATCAGAAGCACACGAGTATGTGCTTCATCGTTACGGAACTTGGTGCAAGGCGTACGAGTTCCATCAAGAAAGGAATTGGTATTAAATGAATCAACCTGAATTTCTTGAAGCAGTCTTTAATCATTATGGATTAACCTTGCCACAAGGTGAGAAGTCTATTCTCTGCCCTGTGCATGATGATTCACGTAAGTCTGCTTCAGTTAATTCAGAGAAGGGCGTCTGGGTATGTTATGCCTGTCATGGTAGTGGCTCTGGTATACAGATAGTCATGGCTCGTGAGAAGCTAACATACTCAGAGGCTCGCAAGTGGGCAGAAAAAAATATAGGAGCAGAGAAGAGTAAAGAGTTTGCCACGCCAATGCGTGGCAGGCGACGAACCAATGGTCGGTGGACACCGCCAAGATTGCGGAAGTAATGACAACTATTATTGGTATACAAAAGAATGATCACTGCGTTATTGCAGCCGACTCTCGTACAACTACAGAGAAGGGCAGACCATACTCTCATCCTATTATTACAAAGATATCTAAGCGTGGTAGATATTTAATTGCAGGAGCTGGCACGACTATGCCATGCGATACCATTCAACATATCTGGAAACCACCAGCACTACCACCTTCAACCAAAGATCAATATCATTTTATGATTACAGATATAGTTCCAAGTATGAGAGAATGTTTAAAGGATAATGGTTGGGTAGCAGACGAGAAGTCTGAGGACTATGAATTTTTATTTTTAATTGCAGTTAATGGAACCATCTATGAGATAGATGATACCTTCTCTGTATTCTTGCGTGATGATGGTGTATATGGAATAGGTTCAGGATCTTCTTATGCCGTTGGTGCTATACAACAAGGTGCAACTTGGCGTAAGGCGTTGCAGATAGCAACGAAGAATGATGTGTATACTGCACCTCCATTCATAATGCATAGGCAGGAGAGAAAGTAATGGGAAGACTTAGTTTATATACAGGGTTTAATCGTATTTATTGTTGGGGTGTTGGTCTTCAGTACCACACAATGACATCTGTCTATGAGGATTTAGATTCACTTGATCTAATTCAATATGTAGATGCAAGAGTATTAAGATTAGATTTAATATTTGTTTATATTAACTTTACTTTATGGGCGAAGCAGGAGTGGGATGAGAACTAATCCAAAGCTAATTGAACTCTGGACTAGGGCAGCCAAGCAATACCATGAGAGCCTTGCTGGTTCACCAGCAGAGGCTTACTTAAAAGATCGTGGGATTCTTGATGGTGCTAGTAAGTTCATGCTTGGATATGTATCAGAGGTAGCACCTGGTCATGAGGATAGAATCAAGAATCATTTATCTATTCCATATATAA